AAGTAGTTAAAATCTTTTGTGACTACGTTTGGTACAATAATTTTTTCAATCTGTCCAAGACCTAAATAAGTTCCTGACAAATTTAAAGGCGATCCATCTGCACGAGTGATTGCTACCGTGTCGTTGGTGAGGACGGATACGAAGTAATTAAAATCGTTGATACCTGCTGTGCCGATACATTCCGTAATTCTAATTGCATCCCCATCATCAAATCCATGATCCGTGACTGTTAGAACCCCTGTAGCGTTGTTTATGGCTTGTATGTTTAGTTGTGGATCATTTGCATTTAATCCAAGAAGAAACGCAAATACGTAGCCTTTTTGGTTTCCTGCCACAGAGCTTCGATAGCCTGTTATCTGTTCAGGATTACCCCACTCAAAATCTGCTACTCCCCATAGTATTTCCGTATTCCATGTTTCTGATAAATCAAGCGATAGGTAAGAATAACCAAACGCTGTAATTGTATCTCTATACTTTGCAAACGATTTGTTAATATAGTTGTAGATAAGAATTCTATTAGGGTAAACGTAATTTACATTATTAACTGATATGATTGAATCATCTGGATAGGCGAAGTAAACAATCTCCTCATAGTAGTTGATATTACCCGAAACTCTTTGTGGCCCGTTGTCGTTATTTCTTATCTTAAAGATTTCTGATGGGATTCTTTCATCTATTCTTTCTATATCTGTAGTTGTAGATTTATGAACTCCTGTTTGACCAAAACCCATAGCGTTTTTATCAAACTGTACTGTGGAGAAGGTAGATTCTACACCTAACTGGTCATTGATCTTTTGAAATACAAACGGTAGGACTTCATTTCCTGTATATACAAGACGGAATGTAGATCTTTCACAATATACAAGTACAACATCTTTGTTTTGCGCTATGCTGGTAATGAACTCATTGGTAGGGACTTCAATATAACCTCCCCGACCTGGTTTTGTTTCATCCCATGAGTAGGGATCTACGACTTGGCCTATAGGGTTTTGTCCCCAAAAAGGTGTTCCATTCTGTGACCATCTAACACGTTGCGGATATCTACGGGCGTTTGCATTTGACACGCCTTGTTTATCTTCAACAGTGTTAAAGAAAATTGTTCGGTCTTTGAATACACATCCAACTAAAGCACCCCTGAGATACCTTATATCTGCAAGTGCTGGGTTTGCGTTAAGATTAAGAGGTGGTTGAAAATTTGCAAAACCTGTTCCATCATACCATCGAATACCGTCCCCTGAAGTTAATGTAGAACCACCAACAACCATTATACCATTTCCAATGGCTGGGCCTGGGGCTGTGGCTGGGCTGATATCAAATGTGGTTGCAGTTACATTGCTGATTTCAAATGGAAAAGCAATAATTCCAGCAACTATTGTTGAGGAAACAAACGATACCACCATTCCGTTAGATAATCCGTGAGCTGCTGAGGTAGTTACTGTGTTTGTACCAGCAACATAATTAGTAACCGTTACAGATAAAACATGATTCCCAGGAACGTTATTCGTCGTCCAAAGAACATTACGATAGTTAAACGTGTCAAACTGTTGGTAATTTGCACCTGACCAAGTTACTGCTGGCCTTGGAGTGCTTGAGCTTTTGTAAAAGCTTGCGTCCTCAAATTGCGTATTTAAAAATAAATAGGCGTACTTAGTGTCAAATGCGAGGTTCTCTTCAATGTTAAGTTGAGTGGTATCGAAGTTTGGTAACCCCATGACAGGTAAGCCAGGATAATAGGCGAATGTAGCCACAATAGACGTTGCTGCTGGAGCTGAAGCGATTGTTATAGCACCTGTGGCGTAATTGATTGTGCCTGTTGCTAATGGGGGTGGTGGCGGAGGTGGAGGGATAATTTGAGTTAAAACACCTTGACCATCGTCGGTAAGAGTTACAGCACCTATGACTATGCTAAAAGATAGAGCCTCAAAACTAGATGTTATTAATTCAAGTGAGGCAATCGTTTTAATGTCTCCACTAAACGCACCTGCTCCATCTGTCGAACCCAACGTAAATTCAATTTCACGTCTTAACCTACCAACGAATTTAACACCGTCTTTCTGTTTCAAACGATTACGCCATATAAGAGCGTCTTCAAGTGTAGGGAATGCATCGTTAGACAACTTCGCTGGTGCGATGTTTGTTTGGTATCCTGTTGCGAAATCTGAGATAACGAGATTATTTACACTCATGAAGGTAACTCAACAATAGCTTGGTAAAATACTGGAACCGCAAACGCATCATCACCGTTTTCTTTTAAATATCTTGGTTTAAATGTTGCTGGATTTACGCCATTGTTTATGTTTTGTATCAACACTACAAACGCTTTTGTGAGTGTGGGTATATACGGAGGTGCTGGTGGAGGTGGATTGGTTGGTACTACTTGACATTGTATTGAATAAATTTTTTTAGCATTTATACCATTTACTTCTATATTGTTATCCGCATCGTTAGTAAATGGTTTGTTTCCCCAAACAAAAACCAAACCACCTGGTAAAAATGTATAGCCTTGAGTGTTTAAAGCGTCTCCTGAAAGTGCAGGTGTAAGCCCTCCAGCGCTTAATTGTATTTCCGTACCGTTACTTTCTCTCCTTAAGAAAAGTTCTGGGTAATTTACAGCACTTGTAAGAACGTTTTTTGAATAAAGTGCAATCTGAGTAGTTGTTGTAGTTGGTGCAGCCCCTTGTACATTCAACCTAACTTTGTCGTGTGTGAGTCTTTTTCCTGAAGTAGGATCATTGAGATCGGCATGATCGTTTGATAATCCAGCAGCTAAGTTGTCAAAGTTCGCTCGAATCAAAGAGGTTGTGTTTTTAATTTTCTGGGCTGCTTGAGGGATATTTGTTGTATATGTTGACATACTTTTATCCTAAAAGAAAAAGTTGTTGTTACTAAATTGACCTGTCATTTGAGCAGAGTATAACGTTGCCACTCTCTGCACATCTTGTTGGTTTAATGTTCTTCTTCTAACAAGATCCATTTGCTCCTCAAGGTAGGGTTGATAGGCTTGGGCTTGGTCAATTTTACCCGTATCAATAAAGATCTTTTGAGCGGCACCAAATGCTAGTAGTTGCCACATCGCCTCAAACACTGGTTCTGATGCTGGACTAGATAAAGCTGTTGGTTTCTTGTATACGTTCATATTTACGATATAAGCACGATCTGGAATAGGTCTAAACGTAAATGTATCTTCGAAGAATAAAGCAGATGTTGGGCGAGTTGCGCTATAGCTGTAGTAGGTGCAATTAACATCCGCTGCACTTTGAATCGCAATAGGGAAAACTATACTAATTACACCAGTTAGATAGTTAATCGTACACGAGCCTGCAATTGCTCCATTAGAGTCTAAAAATGAACCCTGACCATTGTCTCTTAAAACGATCGAGTCTCCGTTGATATCAATAGAGGCAACTATCACGTTTGAAATAATTGTGCCTACACCATTTGTATAACCTGCTAATACTGGACTTGTCGTTAGTGTTGCATTAAATGGCCCTGTAGTTCCGCTACCTGTTCCGATACGTTGAGTTACATCAAGTGTTGGAAAAGTACGATTAAATATGAGAGGATCTTGGAACCATTGAGTTTCATAGCCATTAACCTGAATCAATGGTTCAACAAGAGTATAATCATTCTTCGGGAAAGAGTAGCTAGCAACAAAAGGCTCGGTATAAAACTGGTACGTTTCTTTGAGATTTAACAGTTTCATTTGTTCGGGGAGGTCATAGAGATAAAACGTATTTACGTAAAAATCTATATTCGCATCACTCAGTTTAGCTGGAGTGTCTAAAGCTGTAATCCTACGAACTTTCGTCCTTATGTCTTGTAGCGTTGCACTCATAGCCCCTCAGTAAGTATTTCCACAGAAAATCTTTTTTCATATCCTACCTGTTTATGTACTTGTAATCCACTAACAGGGTCTGATACATAATCATATTTTGGAATTTTACTATCCATCAAATGTTTGATTTCCATTTTTGTTAGTTCGTAAGTTCTCCCCGATAAAAGCTTTTGTCTAATTTCAGGTTGGTTTGGATATAGTTTTAACGTGTATTGGATTGATCCTGTCATAGGTGCTTGAAGATCAATAAAACGGCAACGGAATTTTTTCATATCCTCTTGCATACGCTTATTTAGCTCTTCTTTTCTTTTCTTAACGTCATCAGGAAGAGGGTTAGCGTTTGATTTAACGATGATTTCGGGTTCTTTGTGTACGATTGCCGAAACTGTCATATTGTCTCCTTTATAAGTTGAAAGGGGGTAGTTTCCCACCCCCTAGTTTGTTAATATGTTGCATAGTAATAAATTACGTTGCCTGCTGCACCAATCACAGCTGAACCCAAGAGTAAACCTCTAACGCCATCATTAACTGATGCGCCAGGTGTTACGTTTCCTTGTGCTAGTGTTGTTCGTGATCCTGCTGGCTCTACCATAGCAAAACTAAACGGTACAGACCCAGAAGTTGGGAATGCAAACGCTGTCGCTGCGGATGAGTTAATATCAACCACAAATTGGTCAACTGCTGGCACGGATGATATTCTACCGCTCAAACCATTCAATTGAACAGTTCCAAAGGCTGCTGGTACTTGAAGTGATACTTCTTGCCCAACTGAATATCCGTGATCAACTGATGTTGTAATCGTTGTAGATGCACCAAGTCCAATCGCTTTAATAAACTTTTGTCTAGGTTCGAACAATTGCGGTACTTGCAATTTTCTTGCTTTTACTGCTGTTGCTGGTGCTGCAAAAGACCCTGCACTCAAGCCAATTTCAAAAGTATTAGCTGCAGCAGCAGAGACTTTAAAAAACATTCCTGCAATTTGTCTCATATCAGTTGTGCCATAGATTTTCACTATATCACCATTTTGAAAACCGTGACCAACTATAGATACAACTGCTGGGTTCGCATTTGTGATTGCAGTTCCTGTTTTTTCAGGCCCTAAAACATTTTCAGCAGACGTAAATGCTGTTACACCATTAGATGCAACTGCTGCTCCATTACTAATATTTGTAGCGGTTCCAGCTGCATAGCCTTCGTACCATTCAAATTGTCCTGCTGCACTTGAATTTGTTAGTTTTAAATACTTAGCTCCCGAAACAATATCCAAAAGTTTGGATACTCCATTAGAGGTAAAGCTGCCATATACTTCCGACATATTTTATCTCCTTATGAAAGCGTTGAGTTAAGTAGGAATACCCAAGCATCGTTGGTGATAACACCAGCATAGGCCATCTTGTATCCAACAGTTGCATTGAGTGCAAGTGGTGAAGAGAAGATTGGTGGTCTATAGATGAACGAAGAGCTATAACGATCTTGTTCAACGATACAGTAGGACTCTCTACCGATTACGATTAATGGATACACATCCGCACCGTTTGCAGAGGCGTTTGGCAACTTGGCTCCAATTGAGGAGAGCAAGAAGCGAACATTTGCAACTGCGCCATACTCAGATGGCATTGTGGATTGCATGGATGGGTAGCTAAATTTGTAGGTAAACTGGGGAATGTTTTCGAATTGACCTTGCAATTGAGTCGAACCCATAGCTAGGTACGCATCTCTTGTTGGACTTGTTCCAAAACGATTTTCACCAATGATACCATCCATAAACTCATACGCATTGTTTGAACGAAGACCTTTAATGACTTCGATTATATCTGAGTATGTGAGTTCAGTTGGGTTATCACCGTTTGTACCACCAGTACAGTTTACCTGTGACATGGTAGATAGAAGACGATCTCTTGTAAGTTCATCCTCTGTTTGTCTCAATGACACTCCAAGCCTTTCCGCAGCTGCGTTAAGGACAGGATCTTGTCTTTGTAGTGTTACCTGCTCATTTAATTCTACGTAAGTACCATAGAATCCAACAACCGCATCAATGTTAATAGCGGTTAATTGTTGAGCTGGGGGAGTTTGTCCCGAATTACCGATTGGCACAAGTGCTGCTGCCAATGGATTATACCTGGTCATCCTCAGAGTTGTTCCACCATTTGCCGGCATGGTTCTATAATCCGCGCCGATTGTATGGATGAAATAAGGCACAGGAGTACTGAGCAATTTCATCGAAAATGATAGAAGAACCTGTGGAGGCAAAGTAGATGTTGTTGTAATAGACATATCTAACCTTTATTGGTTAGCGACGTCCTTGAGATGCTCGCATTTCCTCATACAATTTCTGACGCATTTCTGCCGTCATTCTTCCCGAGGCAAACTCTTCTGCGTGGTCAAGTCCACTTTCTTTTAAAGAGGAGGTTGTTCTCGGTTTCTGTAGGTTTTGCCGTATGGTTTGTTTATCCACTTGTTCAGGATGTGCCCTATCCATCATGCGGATATACCTATACGCTGCAACTCCTTTCGCATAAGGATCGCTAGTAGCTCTTAAGACTTTCGCTAGTTCTGGTTCATCTTTTATGAGTTTTCTAACGTTATCCTCGCTTACCACGTCGTCAAAATCAGTAAACTTTGATCTAAGCCTTTCCTCTGCTGTCTCTGCTTCAAACTTCACCCTCTCTTGTTGGTAGAGTTCTTTAGCCATTTTTTTTGCGAGAAACTTTACGTCTTTCGCTGTGACGATATCATCGTCTGCTAAAGCAACATCCTCTTCTTCTGGCTGAGGCTGACGGCTGACGGCTGGGGGCTGTCTTTTTTCGAAATCTTCTAATCTCTGCTCGTAGTATTCGAGTTTTTTACGCATTTCTCTCCAGTTCCGATCCTGTTTAGATTCTTGAACTTGAGCCTCTTGCGTAGGCTCTTGAACTTCTTGAGGCTGATGTGATACCTCTTGCTCTAACACATCAATTGGTTGTTCGTCATTCATGAGCTTTCCTTGGCGAATGGATTTTACTGCCTATAAGTCTAGGATGCGCCTAGCCGATAGTACTCTCAAGATAGTTTTTCAATTCTGTTTATGTCAATTTTTTGTTATATAAAGATTTAGTTTAAAGGAAATCATGAAAGAAATAGATCTTGTAAAAGGTAGAAAAAACACGAAAGAAATCAATATCTCTGAACTATCAGCAAATGCTTATTCGACTCAAGAACGGTTGCAAGTACAAGAAATAGTAGATGAGAAAAAAAAGAATCATCAAAAGATGATGGATAAGATTATTGCTGAACATCGAAACTATGACCCCCAAGGTTATTACATCGTGGTGATAAGCAAAAACGACTACACCAATACTAACGTTATCAAAACTCGGTATTTTGTGAGGTCAACAAAGCCTGAGCCAGATTGGAGCCAAGATCTTTACTACTATGATAACCAAAAAGAATGTTTGTATTTTATCTATAGCTTACCAAAACAAGAGGATACGGTTTATTTCAAAAAGAACTGGGATCTTTTTAAGCCCGATTGGATACAGCCCATGATGGATATGATAGATGCAATGTTTAACGGTACTTTGATTAATTGGGATGCTCCAGGAAAAAAAACAGAAAACTTGACGCAACCAAAAAGAGATGCTACATCTAAGGTAAAATTAATTGTTTAAAAATGTTCAGTTTAGGAGTTTACCTAAAGCATAAACAGCAAATAGGCCCAAGCAGTACATTTCTTTTTTTTCTTCTAATAAATTACATTATATTTTATCTTCAATTTATCATTCGGAAAAATGGTAAAAAATCTAAGTTCTAGATTGAGGAAGGTGTAAAATACCTTCCTTTTTTTTTATTTAAATCCTATATTCATATTACCCGTATTGTGGGTATTGAATGAATGTGAGGGAGGTTACGTGGCCTCCCTTTTTATTTAACAACGCCACTTCTTACGAGCTAGCCTTAGACGTGATTTTGGGTTTGCTGCTGCTTCTGGAAACATCTTCATTTGTCCTGCTGATCTTGCGCAATACGACTTCCTACGAGCCGATCTTTTTGGTCCTGGGTCTTTTTCCGTTACAGCCATACTAAGCTTAGAGCCTGGATTTTCTCGACGGTAGGAAGCAATTCCTTTGGGATTGAGACCCCCTGATTTAGATTTTCCCTCTTTACGTTGCCAAGCTGGTGTCTTTGCCATGGTGTTTCTCCAAAAGGTTTAGCGTGATGGTTTAGTGCGAGAAGATGCATACGTTTTCACATTTGTAGGCTTACCACGTACACCTTGTTTAACCGCTCTTTTGCGTTGAACTGCTGATTTAATTTCTGAAGGGGTCATTTGCTGAGCCTTAGATTGAGGAACGCACTTGGGATAACCCTTAGACTCAAGTTTTGCTTTTGAACGACCACAAGGCTCGTAAGACCCATCCTTGCGCTTTGCACCAATATTGACCCATTTTTCAGAAAACCATTTTTTAAGACTCATAACCACCACCCCTAGCTTTATATGTTTTTACAAGCCAAGCGTTAGCGTAAGCCGACGGATATACCTTAAATTTCTTTTTAGCTTCACTTTTAACTTTTGCATACAAAGAGGGGTTTGTTGGTTTTGGACTATTTGCCACGTTGGAAGCTCCTGAGGGTTAGAGCTAGGTTTGCTCTTTTACCAATCTTACCGCCTTTAGTTGCGGCTGATTTAAGTTTAGCAACAGGTATTTTTTTCTCCATTGGTACTTTTAAGGCTTTATGGAGTTTACCTTTTGACTTAGGATTAAGTGCTTTTTGAATAAATTTTTCCATATTATTTTTTCTTCTTTGCCATGATTTTGATACCAAGAAGCATTTTTTCGCCTTTCATATGTTTTTTCAATTTGTCTGGAGAATATTTTGCGTATTCTTTGGCGTGTTCTTTACTCACTCCAGGAAGTTTTTTATTGCTCTTATCCATCGTCGATACACTAGAGAAAGCTTTTTTAGAAGACTTTTTTTCCATTCCTTCAGACTCATGCGCTCTCGCTTTTAATGATTGTTTCTTTTTGCCTTTGTGACGCATACCCAAAGACTCTTTGAGACGGTCCATAAACCCTTCTTTCATACTAACGATCCTGTATTCTTCGCCATTTAACTACTGGAGGCTGGGTTTTAATTCTGTACCCTTCCCAAATCTTACCGTTAAACCAAGCTTTAAATTTTAATTTATCGGTTGTAGATATTTCTACCAGATCAAAAAGTATCGGACAATACATGGAAAAAGAAATCCATCCTTCACCATCTTTTTCTACCTTGCCATAGAGAACCTTTATATTATCTACAACAAGTATAGGTTTATTTTTTTGGGGAAAAACAATCATAAACCCTCAAGCTTGCTTAAGACAAAATATTAAATTATTTAGTTTATATCTACTTACGACCTAAAGTAATATTTTTTGATAATCGAACTTCGGAATTTTTAAATACCCAAATTTCTGAATTATCTAAAAAGACGACCCAATAAAGATCCCCTTCTTCTCCTGAGTCTATGAGAAAGTTTGCGTAACCGTGACCCTTAGGAGTCACCATCGATATGATTGGGTTGAGTTGTAATATAATCTTGTGCCTTTGCAAAGATAGCGTCTATTTTTGATAGACCATCATTTACTGTCAGCGTCCCTTTTTTCTTTTCCATTTCCCATTCTTTTAAATCATCATCGTAAAGGGGTGCTGTTTCTTTATAAACCGATGTGTTGATTTCACTATCTAGAGCTTTCTTTTCACGACGTATACCAATTTGTAATCGTGCGTAATTGTAAGCCTCTAGTAGTTCAGGATTTTTGCTGAGAAGCTGCGTAAATTTGTTTTGAGATAGTTTATTGAGAGCTATGAATTCACGAATAATTAACATCGAAGGATTTTCTGCAAAAAGGTATAGATCCTCTGTAAGTTGTTTAATATCAATGTTCATAAACTATTATTTTCGTACCTACTTCAATACCGTATCTTTTTTTTCCAGTTATTTCAATAACTTGTTTGTCATCAAGATATATGATACCGCTTAATATGTCTTCCATCTGTTTGTTAAGATTGGTTGTATCAGGTCTTTTAGTATGATAAGGAATAGGTACAGGCTTATTTTTTAATACCTTTTTCAATATGGTGACTGGATAAGGTAAAATATGTTCGAACTCGATGCTTATTGGACTTTTGACAGGCGGAAACGGAAATCTATCAATTATAAGGCTCTTCACGTGATCGATGTATGGTTGATTAACGTTATAGAAAATGAAACGAGATCTTTGGACTTTCCAAGCTTTTGGTAATTCTTCAACAAATGTTTCGAATAGAAGTTTCAAGGATTCCTCAAAGCTTCGCCTAGTTCATAAAGGAAGCAAACAAACTAGGCTAAGCAAATGGTTACTTCTGAGAAGTACCGTATTTTCTAATTTGATTTGATGAGTAAGCGACAATTTTATCAGCTTCTTCAAAAGTATCATCAGGGATAGCGTAAGCTGAATCCCCACCTCTACTTCCAGCACGACCTACCTTCATACGCTTTACGTCTTGAGGCATGTTGGCGTATTCATCATGATCTGCGAACATTTTCATAATGTACCTATTTGTTGTTGGCCTTGGGCGAGGCCAGGGACTTGACTAACTACATTTGACAATTGTTCGTTTATTTTTTCAACCCCTAGATCTTGTTCTGGTTCAATTTTTGTTTTAATTGTCTCTAAAACCGAAAGCAGCTCTTTTAGATTTGATAGGTCTAAGCTTTGAAGACGAAGAGCAGTTTCGACAAGGTCAAGGTTAGCTTTGGTTTTATTTGCTTGGGCTTGTGTGATACGTTCTGCTGATAGTGCAGTATCAAGGCTAACTTTGTTTAATCTTTCCGCTGCTAATGATTGTTTTGACTTAGCTTCCGCTAACAAGTTCTCGTTTTCAATCATCTGTCTTTGTGTTTGTAGCTGTTGCTGAACTTGTGTTTCTCTTTGTGCCATCATCTCTTGTTCTGCTACGGCGTCGGTAAGTTGTTTTTTGTCGATGAGTGGGGAGTTTTCGATAAAGAGCTTTGAAGGTACAGGAACGCCCAATTGACCAAGTTGTACAAGTTGCTGGAACTGTAGACGCTTTTGGCTGTCTGTGTAGGCAACTTCATCAACAACAATGTTAAACTTAGTAAATGTTTTGTTCTGAATCATCGGGTCAATTTCTTCACCAATCACATCTTCATATTTACCAAGTTTCCAGTTGTTTTGTAAGCAAGTAAGCATTTTCTCCCCGACTAGTTTTTGCGTTGAGTCAAGTTGGTCAAAAAGACGTTGAAGCATTGTAAGACCAGCACCTTGACGCACCATAGCAAGGATTCCTGGGACGTCATCTTTAGCCATTCCCATGAGTTCTTGATTTACTAGACCAGTTTGATAGACGAGGTTTTTAAGTTCGTTTTGTAAGCCTGCAAGACCAGGGTTCGGGGAGGTGGGTTGGATCTTCTCGATGTCAGACATGTTTGCGTTTTTAGCAACTTTGACATTGATACCGTTACCGCCTTTCTTAAGATCTTCAGGATTAACGACGGCGTTTTCTTTATACTTCCATCCAGAATTTACTTGAGACT